ATTGATGTCCGTATAGGTTTCAACCAGATCACCCGCAGCGTTGTAAACCTCGACGTCATAAAGCTCTGAGACCTCCGACATCGGAACATCTACGCCTTCCGGCCAGTCGTTCATGTAGCGGTCCCGTCGTTCCCAGTTCAGATACCAACTACCGTCCGCGTTTCTGACGGCACTTAGATGCACTGGCGAGTACGGCATAAGACGCGATATGCGAGGCGCGAAGCTCCTGACGAGTCCTTGGCTTGGCAGCATGTTGCCGGTTGTCGCACGCACCAAGAGGCTCGCCAATACTCGATCTGATAGCTGCAACGGCAGGTCTTGAAGTCTGGAGGTTGAGATCAAAACGAACGCATCGCCGGCAACGTGAGTGCTGATAGCCCACTCTGTTCCTTTGCGTCCACGCAGGAATCCACTCAAGTCATAAACGCCGGAACTCACGAGGTTCGCAGTGCGGAACTGCAAAACCTCATCCCCAATAACAGAGTAGTTGGCACCGTCTAGAACCTCATCGTGCGTTGCGCTGGATAAAGTCCCGGCCCCTACGTCCACCTGTACCGTAGACGCCTCGTCCCAGACGTTGCCGCCTAGAAAGTCATCAAGCGCAGTGATGGCTGCCCCTAATACAGAAGCCTGCGTAACTCCGGTTCCTGCTTGATAGGTCGTCCCGCCGTCCCGACTCACATCGATCGCTGCACCAGGCCAGTTCGATAGAAGACCCTTCGCTGCCACATAGGCCGCGCTTTCGTTGCCTGCGGATAGTTCTGTCAATGGCGGGATGTCTAGAACCGCGAACGAAGTCGGTCCTTGCATGACGGACGACAGGTCTTGCGATGGGACGACAATCGGAACGCCTATCGCATTGGAGTCATAAGCCTCCACGTCTTCGTCAATAGATTCCCATTCGATCAGCGAACCTTTATCGACTCTCGCCCTACCTCTGACGGTGCGGACTGCGGTCCCATCATCGAGCCGGAGTACGTCGGTCGGTTCATATTTCGCATATTCGATCGTTGTTGCAAACGAGCGCGTGAAAGCGCCCGCCCAAATCTCACGCAGCAGAATGTCTGCGATGGCGGCTACTTCGTCGTCGTCATCAAAGACAATCGGTAAGGCGACTTCCGCCGTCTCTCGACTTCCGGTCGTTTCACGTCTAGCACTTTGAGCGGCAATCTGATAATCACCCGCAACGCTCATGTACTTCACATTGACGCGCGAAGCCATTTCAGTTTCCTGCCGGCGATTGACTGAAACAGCGTGAATCGTCGGTGCGTCTGTTCCGGCGCCCAAGTCTATGTATTCGATGTCAACAACCGATGCACCCCCACGCTTGACGAACTTGAACGTGTCGCTATCAATGGCGTCGATGTGATACGCACGCAAAAGCATTTCCATCGCCGCTCGAGCCGTCATGCTTTGCCCGATGACGAACCCGAATACGATGTCTGAAATGCCGGTGAACGTCAGTTCCGATGAAGAAAGGTCAGAGCGCTCGCAAAGATCAGTCAGGATGTCAACCAGCGGTATGCCGTCAGGGTCAACATTCGGAAGACGTGAATACAAGAACAGGTAAGACGTCGTGGCGAGTGAATTGCCCATCACGATCGCGGCGAGGCCGTTGTCCGCATACATCCCGGGCCGCGGTGGAGTACCAGCAGCCGCCATGTCCCGTCGCGGCAAGGCGGAAGTATCAAAATCAATGATACGACTCAGGACTCTTTCAGTCGGCGAGCCGGCAGCTAGAGCTATCTCCCACACATACAAGTCCTGCCCTATCAATTGCCACGCGTGCGTTAGATCGGATTCCAGAACTCCAAGATAGTTAAGCCCCTCCCCTTGAAAAACCGGCGATATGTTCCATACGTTTGTAGTCAGAAAACCCAGTCCCGTAGTGTCAACCGGCCCCTGATCCTCCAAGATAACGTCATCACCCGTGTATTCGAGCAACCACCAGCGATTGATCTTTTCGCCGCCTGGTGGAGCGGTCAATATCATGTAATGGCGCTTATCCACACAAGCGACAGATGCAACGAAAATATCCGTCGTCGTGACGACACTCAGCATGTCAACGCTGCCGATCATAAAAATGCCTGGAGCAACAGCGACGTTGATGCTGGTAATCAATGCGTCCTGCGCATCGAAGGTTGCCCACGCTGCCCATGGAGCGGAGCCGTCCGTAGAGAACGGGGGGAACTCGAGCTCCTCTTCGGTGCGCGGCTCAGTCGCGACATGCGCACCGGTCAAGTCATAGACACGAACTAGCAGATCGTCTGTATTCGCCACCCTTATCGTGGTCGATAGTTGAGTGATAATCGGCTGCGCATTGCTTAACGCTAGCGGGCCGTGATACACGGGCGTCAAGTCGTCTATTTCCAGCAGTTGACGTCCCAGGTCAGCAGTGCCTGATGTTGACACTACGAACTCGAAGTTCGGCATCACGCTCGTTTTCAGAACGTTCAGCTTGACGCCGGTCATTAGCACATAGCCGTACCCTCGATATGCCGAAACATTGCCGACTCCAAGCGCGGCCTCCATCGTGGGATCGGGCAATTGCGTCTCGTTGCCTGGATACAGCAACATGCCAGTGATCCACTGACCCGAAGCGAACACGTTGGCCGGCGAAGCTCCCGCTCGTGTGTCGTAGATCAGAACGCCGTTTGCGTAGACCCGCTCGATGGCAACAAACTCTTCGCCAAGCGGCGGAGTCCCGAGTCCGATCATGCAGTCAAGGTCGTAGCGGTAATCGACCTGCGTTGTGTCAGGACCTCCCTTACCTCCTACATCGCTTTCAATTCGAGTCTCGCGGATGTCGGTTGACCAATCGACATTCCCCCCGATCCTTATGCTCCCGTAGCAGATCGGGATCGCGTTTCCGTAGTTGCTGGTCTGTATCTTCAGGTCGGAGAGTCTTGGACCCTCAAAGACCTGATCCTCTGCGAACAGCACGCCACCGATGTAGCCACCGATCGCCCCGCCGATCGCCGCGCCAACCGGCCCAAAGAAGTAGCCGCCGACTACTTGCCCGGCAATCGCTAGTACCTGTTGGCCCATTATTCTTCGACGCCGGGGATTATGTAGACGGCTAGAACTCGCGCGGCCCAGGTTTCATCGAATCGATGTTCAACCACCTTGCGCACCTCTGCGTAGGCGTGAATCAGAGACAGACCACCAGCCGGATAGTCACCGAAGATACCCATGTGCTGCGGCTCATCCTGAAAGCGCATCACGGCGACGCGGCCTAATGCCGGACCATCGGCGCGAATCATGTGTTCTTCACACAACTTCAGGAGTCCGTAGTTGCTTGGCTGCCTGCTGTATGGCGTGATATCTGCGTGAAATCCTGTCTTGGCTTTTGCTACTCCAATGACAATTCCAGCACAGTCAGTAGCTACGCCCTTTAGTCTCTGTTGATGCGACCAGCGCGTATTAAGCCAAGTTCTAGCCTCCGCGACTATTTCCTCCGGTGTCGTCATATGCCGCCGGGTCTTAGCATCTTGTCGATGCCGGGGATTTCAGAGAAGCCGCGGAAGTTGATGACGTTATCGAACTTGATCTTGCAGTCGCCCAGATATTCACCTAGACCGGTCTTGTGCAACTTGTTGCAACCGGGATAAATGCGCAGCGTGTCGCCCTCTTGTATTTCTCGCTTCATTCCTAGCTGGAGGACGAACACACCCGCTGCCGTCTGTGACTTGATTTCCATTTCTCGATCGACATTCAATCCCGTCAGCCAGGTGACACGACCGTAGGTGAAGTAATCGTCAACAACGGGCGAACCGAGATCAACGGTAAACTCACGATTGCTGGTAACTGAGATAACTGTGACATTCATTGCCAGCGCTTCTATGTCTACACCGCACCTTGCGTCGCCTAAGTCCGCATCGCAGGAAGGGAGTCGATGTCTGGTAACGATGCGCCCTAGCTTGTGCGCGCGGCCCATCATCTCGACTTTGTACTTTCGGCCGTCGTGGGTTATCTCGCCAAGCTCGCCGTGCGCCATTAGCTCGACGCCATTGGCCATGTTTCGCCAGTTGGCCCTGTAGACGTCCACGATGGCCCCAGACCATAGCTCTGCCTCGGCGTCATCGACCGTCACATCATCGTTGAACGAGCCGTCTACCTCTGCATTGGAAGGCGCAAGGCCGGTTTCTCGCTTTAGGTCACTCAGTGACGGCGCAGCGGGGCCGGTGAAATAGGTCAGGCCAGAATAAATCAGCGGATGATCGTGACTCGTGAAGCCGAAGATCTCCCCGTCACGGCGGGTGATCTTGACCAGAATCGCAAGCGTCGTTGCATCAAGCCCGTAGTGCGTCTCAAGGGCGCTCGGCAACGTCTTCATCAGGTACGGATTTCGATCAGTTGAACCGGCGCAGTCATCAGCAAAGTGCCGTCGCCAGTCTTGTCCTGAATCACCGCCTGCAGTTCGTCGGAGTCGAAACGAACCGGAACGTCGAACTCACCGGACCACGTCAAGGTATCGGTTGACTGCGGATAGATGAACGCCGTGCCACCACTCGCGGTCAATCCGGTCGTGTTTACGCTAATCGATATCGTTGCCCCGACTGCCGTCACGACGTTATGCGACAAACCATTCAGCAAATCTGCCGCAGTTCCCGTAACTCCCGTTATGTAGACGCGCTGCCCACCTGTCAGATTCGGGCTGAATGCACTGGAGACATCAAAATTGTGACTAGCTGTAGGAGTGTGACTGATGATGGATCTCGACTGATCCGCAACGAAAGTCACTAATCCAGTCGTCAGATCGATCGCGTAATTGCCCGCGCCAACGCCTGCGGTTGCAGGACTACCACCGCGATAGATCACGATGGGTGCTATCGGCTTTCTAATCTCGCGCAGATGAGTCGAGCTTCCTGCGGTGTACGCCTTCACAATTTGCAGAACAGGCATGCCGTAGCCCGTTCCGGCAGTCCCGTAAGAGCTCGTGCCATCCGTCGCATACAGAAAGCCGTTCGATACCGTGGCTTCGAAGTCGGCCCAATCCTTGAACCTGAAACCGTCAAGCCTTCCGCCTACCGCATGGAATACATCAGCGACTGACTGAAAGTCGGTCTTGGTCTTAACTCCTGTTTGTATGTCATAGCGTCTGCGTGACTGTGACCAATTCGCGTTGCGGCTTTCGTATCCCGCACGGACCACGATGATGTCGGTAGAAAACATCGGCCCGCCGATAGCTCCTAATGCTATGCAGTCGGGCAAGCTTGCGGTTTCGTTGAATGCCATTAGTTATAGCGAGCGTTAGAGAGTGCAAGTTGGCGCGAAACGGCGCTTGCGATCTGGTTCGCGGTCGCTGCGGTAGTGCCGCCTGGAACACTGATGCTGATATTCGTATCACCACGCTTCCAGCGGCCCTGATTCTCAGCGGCAGGGACCACACGCTCGCCACGGTGCAGATAGGCCATGCCATCGCGGGGGACAAAGTCAGTGCCACTGGCAAACACACCTTGCAAATTTTGACCGCCGCCGCTACCACCACCAAGCAAGCCAGAGAAGAGATTAGTGAATATGTCACCAAGTCCGCCGCCCCCACTAGAACTAGACTTGAACAGAGCATCAGTGACGCTCTGTGCGGCTATCCGATTAACGTTGCGGATGATGTCGTTCGCGAAGTTCTTGAATGCCTCTTTGAATGACTCAAGCGCATTCTTGCCATCCGCCAGATCATTCAATAAGCCCTCGAACGCGCCAGAGAACGATTCCTTGATCTCATTGCGGAACTTGCTTGCCAGTACATCTGCGGATGCGCTGATCTCCTGAATGCCAAGCTTGAAACGATCCAGCGCAGCGCGTAGTTCCGGATCGGATACGCCATCTAAAACGTCCTCCCAGCGATTCGCTATCAACGCCAAATCCGACGCGGCTGTCTTGCGTAACTTTTCCAGTTCAAGCAGCGACTCGTGCTCGCCACGCAACCCAAGGTCACGCTCAATCTGTAGCTTGGTTTCAGCCGCGACCAGCTTCTCTTGAATCTGCCGGCCTTCGTCGGCAATCTTGTTGATACGGGCTTCTAGGATTGCTCGTTGTTCTAGTTGCCTGATCCTGTCTTCGGTTGCCGTGTCGCCTTCCTGTCCGGCTCTAGCTAAGAGCTCGCGGTTCTGCTTTTCAAATCTAATCCGCGCAGCCTCGGCAGCCGCTTCTTCGGTGTTAGCTAGATCAAGAACCTTGGCGGTGACTTCGGAAACACTGTCCTTGTAATCTTGGGCGGCCTTGGTCGCGGCATCAAAGTCTTTGGTTGCCTGCTCGGAAGCCTTGCCTAGAAACTCGCTCCGCTTTTGCTTCAGATCACCAATCTTGGTAAGTGCTTCAAGCTTGGAGGTTTGGTCTTTAGTGTCGTTATAAAACTGTTCAAGGAGCGCTATCTGCTCGTCATAGATTCCCGCTGTTTCGAACGTTGCTTTGTCTAGCGCCGCAGCGCGACCCGCGAAATATGCGGCAATGGAAATGCGGTCTTGGTTGTAAAGACGCTCTAGGTTTGTGTTGCGAGCATCGAGGATGCGTTGCTCTGCCTTGGCGAAGTTGTCGAGTGTGCTTAACTGATCGTCAAGCTGTTTCTTCGCTATGCGCGCCGCTTCGGCAGCGGCCTTATTGGCTCCTCCGCCACCACCGAACCTACCTTTAAGTTCAGGCTTTGGTCTAGCCGTGCTGCCACCCGGCTCTGTATCAATGTCTGCGAGTCTTTTCTGTTCCGCCGCTTCTAGATTTGAACTGAATAGCGGGCGATTAATAATCGGCTTTGCTTCCGGAGAAACCTTCCGGACGATACTTTTGAAAAGCTCCAGCGGTCCTAGCAAAGCCTTCAAATCAGACAGCCGGCCTTCAGCTACACCCGTGGCCGTAGCGGCCGCTCCGGCAATAGCAATCCCGGTTAATTGGAAACCCCGAGTAATCAAATCCAAGGCATCTACTAAAACCGCCAAGGACCGCTTGCCCGCCTGAGCGAAGTTCTCAATACCGTTATTGTTGGCAAGGTCAGAAGTCGCGCCGCTAATACCAAGAATCTGTTTGCCGGTTTCCAGCAAAGCTTTCTTAAAGTCTTCAACCGGACCAATAGCTAGGACTGCTAACTTCGTTGCGAATAGTTCAATCTCTGCTCTTAATCGTGCCTGCGCATCCTTGTAGTCGTCTGCCGCCTTTATCTGAGCTGCGGTCAATACAACATTGCGCTGGCCCTGCGCTCCAATCTCCTTCAGGAACGGCAGCGCATCGGCACCAGATCGGCCCAGAGCGGCTACAGCGAATGCGGTCTTTCCGGCGCCGTCTTCAAACCTGTTTAACGCTTGGCCGATGACCTCGAACTGCTTTGCAGGGTCTAGCTTCCGGAATGTTTCAACATCTATTCCAAGTTGCTTGATTGCATTCGCGGCTTGCTTGGTTTCCTCGTCTGTCCCTGCCAATCCCTTCGTTAATTTGACGGATAGATTAGCCAGCGTGTCCATGCTGGTATTCGTGACCGAAGCGGCGACTTGGAACGATGCCAATGCTTCAGCACTCGCCCCAGTTTTCTCGGCCAGGTCTTGAAAGTTCGCGGCCTTCCCGACTAGCTTTTCAAACAGAACGGCAGCGCCTACAGCGGCAGCAGTTAGTGCAACACCGGCAGCTATTGCGGCAACCTTCAGATCGCCCATGAAGCGTGTTGTCGCTTCGTAGGCCGCCTTCTGTCTTAGCGCGGCATCAGCCGACTTTAGTTGTGCCTTAGTCGCGCCCTCCTGCTCGAGCGCGTAAAGCTTCGCGGCCCGCTCTGACTTGCCCTGCACCGCCACTTGACTGTGCAGCGCCTTGACTTGCTTGTCGATGGCATCCGACGATGCTTTTTGTTTAGCTGCGGCAGCCGCGGCAGCTGCGACCGCCTTTTCGCTCGCAGCGAATGCTTCCTTCTGCTTGTAAAGCGCATTGACCTGGAGCAGCTGTTCCTTCGTTGCTCCTTTTAACGCCAGTTCATAAATCTTTATCTGTCGCTCGCTGTAACCCAGCGTAGCGACTTGAGTCGTCAGAGACCCAATCAGCTTGTCGAGAGAGTTCTGGAACTTCTTTCCCTGCTGTTCGGCCCTGGATAACCCCTCCGTGAACTCGGCTGCGTCTAGCCCAAGGCTGACATCAAGACGACCAATTCCTGCCATCGCTTATGCCTTTGGCTTGCGTGGGTTAAAGCCGAACGCCTTGCGTGCAGCCTCTATGCGCGTGACGTTTGCGGGCATATCTTCTGGAATGGCAAGCATGAAGTCAGTCACTCCGACTTGCTTCGCGCCGCCCATAGTCTTCGCAATGAGGAGACAAACTTGAGCCAGCATGATTTCCATGCGTTTGAAAGGTAAAGGAATACGCCGCGCATAGTTAGCCCATTGGTTTAGTTCAGATTCGAGCATGGAATCCGTCAGTTCTTGCACCGTCATCCCCAAATGCAACGCGAGCTCCATGACGAACTCGTCGCGCGGGGTTACGGCTTTGGGTCAGCGCTGTTCGCCTGATTCGCTGCTTGCAGAATTGCGGTCTGAGCTCTAGGCGCTAGCTTCGATAGCTTTAGAACCGTGTCATGGTCATTACCATCGAATAGCAGTTCGCCCTTTTCGTCGCAAAGCAATGTCGCCAGGTATCTACCCATCTCGCAGCCGTCTTCCTTGGCCTTATGAGCATCGATTAACTTGCGTGACATGTCCGCGTCGTAAGCCGTCATCACCCGCACAAAGACGGGGCCGATTGAATCAACCTCAAGCCGGATGGGCTTCGGTGAAGAAGCCTTCAGGATTGACGCTATCAGTTGATCTCGGTTCATTATGCGAAGTCCCAACGCGCGCCTGTATTGCGGATAACGGTCGTGCCAGTCCACACGGTTCCGTTACCAGCCTGCGCGCTTGTCTGTTGCACAAACCCGAGTTGCACCAAAGTCCCGCCACCGTCCGGCAATTCGACCCGCACCGCCATGATTGC